TATTGGTTCAGGAGGGTTAAGTATCCAACACATGGATTTCTTGCCTGAAATGATACGTTTAGGCGTTGGTTTGATAACTATAGTATACTTTGTGTATAAAATTATGTTAATTAAAAAACAACTAAAGGAGTAATGTATGAAAAAAGTGGATGCTGGAGTAGTTAAAAGAGTAATAGTAACGCCAGACAAACACTTTCCCTTACATGACCAAAAGGCAATAAACTGCCTTAAGAGAACAATAGAGATAGTAAAACCTGATGCGTACGTAGATATAGGTGATGTTGGAGAATGGCACGCTTTTAGTGCATGGAGATTTAAAAGAAGAAAAGCTCCACCACTAGAGTATTTAATAGATGATTTTGATAAAGATGTAAAAGATGTTAATGCAGGAATGGATCAAATTGATGAGTCTTTGGATAAAGCAAACTGTAAAGAAAAGTATATTACTGAGGGTAATCATGATAATTGGCTTAATTTTGCAGTTGAAAAATATCCCTATATTCCTCAGTATAAATTTCCTAACGCTGTTAAGCTTGATGAACGGGGCTATAAATACTACCCGATGGGCAAAAAGCTTCGTATGGGAAAACTTTACTTTTATCATGGTCATCAATATGGTGGTCAATACCATACTGCTAACCATCTTAGAAAACTTGGGTGTAATGTAATGTATGGACATTGGCATGATTTACAACAAATGTCTGCTACTCATATGGACGGACCTAAGTCTGCTTGGAGTATTGGATGTTTAAAAGATATGAGAGAAGAAGCAAATTCTTGGCTTGGTGGAAGACCAATTAACTGGGCACATGCATTTGCAATAGTTGATTTTTATGCAAGAGGATTATTTACAGTGCATATAATACAAATAATAAATGGGAAAACCTCTTTGTGGGGAGAATTGATAGAAGGGTAATATTATGGCAGATGAAAAATATGTATCTAAGCTTAGAGATGATAGAATAAAAGAGCATAATATAGATGGCTATACGCCTCTTAAGTATGGATATAATAATAAAGTATACAAATCTAAAACTTTGCCTAAAGCTCCTGATTATACACCTGATACATATGATTATGATTTTGCAGAAGATGCTATTGCTGTAAAGAATTTAGTTTTTTTTCAACAAGATAGGCAGGCAAGCAATGCAGCTGGACATACTGCTTTTCCTACAATGGGTTATGATGAATTAAAGCAATATGTTATTCCTATTCAAGAGCATTTAGTAAAGATAGGATATTTAGAAGAAGGTGATGTTGATGGTTTTATGGGCCCTAGAACAGAAGGCGCTATAAAAAGGTACGAATATAATAAACCTACTGCCCTTGAAGAAGTATGGCATAGTATGAAAAATATGGATTTTAATTTTTTTGAGTAATGGAAAATAATAATAATCGAAAAGTATTTAATATGATGTTAAATGAAACTGCTGATAAGGAAATGTTTCGAAAAAATAAAGAATTTTATGAAGAAAATCCTATAGATTCTTTAAAATTAACACCTACTGAATGGAAAACTGAGCATGGGAGAAGAGTTTATTTAGATCAACATGGGTCTTATCATTCTGAAATTACAGAAACTAAAGGTGTAGATGTTGATGGAAAAGAAGTTTATTTTAATTTCCCTAGAATTTTTGGTGGAAATATCATCCCTGTTGATTCGGCAATTAAAATAATAGTAGCTAATAAGGGTGTTGATCCTGAAACTGGAAAAAAATTAATAGGTTATAATAGTATAGACGAAGCTGTTGAAGGAGCTAAAAATAGAATGAGAAAGTTAAATAACCCTGAATTACCATGGATGAAATAAATGGACATACTTACAATATTGGAACAATTTGGAATACCAGTGGCGGTAGCGATGGCGTTCGGATTTTTTATCTGGAAACAAAACAGGTTCATCCAATCTACTCTTATGACAGAACTAGACCAAGACTTCAAGAGGTTGGAAGGTATTATTATTAAATTAATAGACCAACAAAAATTAGTACAAATGGAACAAAAGAAGTTAAACGGAATATTTAAAGCGCAAGTAGAAATCATTGCTAGATTAAGCGGAAATGGTCTTAAAGACAAATTTTTAAGAATGATGGAAAAAGGTGGTATGAACGATGAATGAAACTAAAAAGGTAAAAATAGAAACTCCTATAGGATCTATTGAATCAGATAGTGGAAATCATTTTGTTGATATTGCTAGCGTAATGTTAATTATTATGTGTGTAGTTATGTTTAAGAAAGTTATGAAATTATGATATTAACTAAAATGGTTATAAATACTGTTGCAGGTAAATTAGCAAAACATTTTAAATTAGATAAAATAATGACGTACGTATTTGAAGATAATGAATTAGATAAAAAGACAAAAAACTTAGAAGATAGAATTATAATTTTAGAAAGCTTAATAGCAAAGGAGAGAAAAAATGGCTAGACAAGATGCTTGGGGTGGAACTTCTGGAGCCGATTTAACAGTTACAGTTACAGAAAGCATTACATTAAATGAAAGAGATTATGGTGGCTTTAATGAGTTTACTATAACTGGCATAAAAAATATTGCAAGAAGAATAGAAACAATTACAACTACTGAAGCAACACTTCTTACAATTGATACATCAATTGCAGGAGGGACATGGATTGCTGCTAATATTGCTTATATTCGATTTACAAATTTAGACGATACTAATTTTGTTATTTTAACTTTTGCAAATGCACATAATGATGAGTTTGCTGTAAAATTAGATGCAGGTAAAACTTTTATGTTACAAGCAGATAATTCTGGCGGTATGGTTGCTGTGATTGATGCAAAAGATTTAGGAGGATTGGTAATGGGATTAAATAATTTAAAATCAATAACAGCAGATGCTGATACAGCTAGTGTTGATGTAGAAATGTATGTAGCATCTACAGCTTAAGGAGGGCAAAATGGCTTACGGTAAACCAAAAAAGAAACCAACTAAAACAAAACCAACTAAAAAGAGGAGATATTAATGTCTGGATTTGGTAAAATAGTCGCTGGATATATATTCAACGATGAAATGAAAAAGAAAATGATACAAAAGATGAATGACAATGTTGACATTCCAATTATTTCTGAAAAAACAGAAGAAAAAATTCTTACTGCTATTTGGGAATCTATGGAAGAAGTTGTTAAAGAAGCTTTAATAGAGGACTAGTATAAACTGGAGCACTAATTCTGGTGCGGATATGATGGTGCGGATGTGCTCCTTTTTATACAAAATTAATTATGCCTAAAAAAAGTATAACATTTAATGGATTTGGTGGTGGAATAAATGAATATTCTGATCCTGTTGATTTAAAAAACGATGGTACAGGAGCAGAAGAAGTTCCATACAATGATGAATGGATGCTTGACGCTCCTGGTAAATTAACTACTATTAAACCTCATTTTAAAGAATACACTGACTATACACATGGTTATACAAAGTATGAAAATAATGGATCTAATGGAGAATTGTTTGTTTCTGCTAAAAACGATCAACATATTCTTGTAAAAGACAGCAACCTATACAGATTTCAAGGTATTTTTGCTTTAGGAGAGTATATTAACTGGTCTAATAATTCTAATTTTCAAATAGATGTGCCTGCTAATGGGTCTTTAGGTTCTACAGGTCAAGTTGCTAATGGACATAATATACAAATGACCGCTAGTAGAAATCAAGATTATGTTATATTTCAAGGAGCTAATGCATCACAAAGTAATGGAACTGGAATGGTATTTGGTAGAGCAACAGATGATGATTCTACAACTGTTAGTAAAGCTCCAAATGATTTGTTTAGATATTTTGGTGATGATGGAGATGATGATGTGAATGAAGGTACTACTCATTGGATGGATGGTGGTTATGTGCTTAATACAACTTTAAATCATAAAGATGCAGGAGACTGGATTTGTTATACAGGTAGCAGTGTTTTAGATTTATCAGGTTCTGGTAGTGCAAATACTGACTTTTCATCTGCTACAGAATTTGTTTTTCATAGCAATAACACACATCAACAAACTAGCGCTATAAATTTTAGGACTGGAACTGCTGAAATAGATTCAGATGGTGACCTAGAAACTGGAGGTTATCATCCATTAAGTGGAATAAGTATAAATGGTATGGGGTGCGCTATAGAAGTTAAAGTTCCAACATCTTTATCTGCTGTTGATTGTATATTTGTTGGAGCAGATAGCGATGATGGAGATAGTGAATTTGATTTTAATGGTGACGATAAAGGTAAAGTTTGGAAGTTTACAGGAACTATGTTAGATGAAGCTGGTGCTGGAGATGGATTTGTAAGATTAACTTTAGGTGCAGACCAAAATTCTTATCAAGGAAGTTTATTTAATGTCTTAGAAGTAAAGCAAGTTTGGGTAATGTTAGCTTTTGCTAATAATATGACTGCAGATGGAAATTCTCAATGGGGAGGTACAGCAAGTTATACTCATATAGACGACTCTCAAATGAGAATAAGAGAAGTATCTTTTTATAAAGATAGTCTTGTAGATAATTGGGGAGAAGATAGTTATAATATTTATCAGACTAGAGTAGAAAAAGATATAGAATCTTTAACAAAAGTTTATAGTTCTAAATATTCTGCTACACCTAATCCTGTTTTACTTACAGTTCACCAGTCAACCACATCAGGTTATAAAGGTAAATTATATTATGAGGCACTAGATAGTGATAATAATGTTGTTGGAGACAAGTTTTTAATGTGTGAAACAGACGCTACTGATGGTATTAGAAAAGTTGGCGAAGATGATTATGTTGCATGGTCTTCAAATAAAGCTTCTATATTGTTAGAAGGTCCACCAGTATTTTCTACATATACTTTAGAATCAGGCTATCCTGAAGGCACAGAAGAAATAAATGCAAGATGGAAACATTCAGCTGTTAATGGAAGGCAAGTTTATATTGGGAATGTACAACAACCTATAGATGCAACTAAAAAAATTACAGAATGGGACAATGGGACGATATTAAAAGGAGTTATAGGTAAACCTGGTGGGTTTTCTGATAAAGTTTTTATAGATCTAGAATTAGGTGAAGGTTCTATAACTTGTATGAGAAGTGTTGGAGATAGGCTTTTTGTTTTTACTAAAAATAAGTTAGTTATAATAAACGTAGCGCAAGATAATGAATTTTTAGAAGATACAGCAGAAGGAATGGGCGTTAAACATCCAGGACAAGTTATTGAAATTGAAGGTAGTGTATTTATAGTAAATGGAAGAGGATTAACTGTATTTACTGGGCAGAAATTTCAAAATCTATCTCAAAGAATAGGTAGTAAATTTAATGCAAATAGTTCTAGATTAACATATGATCCTCAAAGAAAAAATCTTTTTATATGGAGACACAGTAGTGAAATGTATGCTTATAATTTAAATTTAAATACGTTTGTTTACAGAGTTACTAACTTTAATGATAGCACAGCAGGTTCAGGTGTTCCTACAACAAATACTTTAATGTTGCAAAGAAGAAATATAACTAATGGGAATGCTCCTAGTATGGCTGGTTTTTATTATAGCAATTTTAATTCTTCTCAACAAAGGTATGGATATTTAAGGTATTCAGGATATAAAGTTATAGATGAAATTGATGATGGTAATAGTGATTATAGTGCAACACCAAGAACAATCAATAGTCCAGTTATAGATTTTGGTAATCCTTCAAGAAGAAAGAAAATTTATAAAGCTTATGTTAATTTAGCAGAAACTCAAAGCGGTGGTACAATGCAAATAAAAATGTCGTATTCCACAGATAGAGGATCAAGTTGGACTGATGGTTATCCAGAAGAAACTGGAGGAGGTTCAGCATACTTATCTTTAGGTTTAAATACTATACCTGTAAGTGTTACATGCAAAACATTTCAGTTTAGATTTTATGCTAATAGTAGTACACACGCATATTATGAAATTGGAGATATAAGTATAACATATAGGGATAAACCATTACGATGAGAACTAGAGCTGAAAGAAGAATGTTACATACAGCAGAAAAAAGGAAATCTAATAGTGTTGCTTCTAGTAGGCAAAATAGTAGCTATAATAGAAATATAAGAGGTAAAAATTATATAGTTACTAAACAAAATGGACAAGAATATTATCAAGAATTAAAAACTAGAAAACAAATAGAAAAGGAAAGTTAGGTAGGTTATGGCTAAGAAGGCACCTTCATTAAGCGCAATACGTTATGCTAATGCAGCAGAAGCTAAAGTTTTGGAAAACATTCAAAAAGAAAGGCAACAGTTTATATCAGATTTAGCAGATACTACTGCTTTAGCTGTTGTTTCGTTAGATACTTATAAAGATGATTTAAAAGATCAAAGAATGGCAAAAGAAATAGCTTTTGATTATGGTTTTAATTACAATCCATTTAAAAAGGATTTTACAAAAATAATTGATGGTACTCCTGTAAGAATTAATCTAGATGATATGAAAAGTTATAGCAAAATAGCAACTGAGACAGATCAAACTTTTGAGACTATTTTTAAAAAGCCAAGTATTGTAAAATTACACTCATTAACTTCTGCTGATGTTGATGATACACTTTCAGATTATATAGATTATAAAGGCAGTTATTTAAAAAGTGGTAAAAGAGAAATAAAAGAAAGAACTGCTTATGGAAGAACAATCACATCATTAATGCCAGAAGGTTTTGATTTAGCAGAATTTGAAGGTTCTTTAGATGCATCTCCTGTCATTTCTTCATCTGATGACTTGTTGAAATCAATAAATACCCTATATGATAAAGAATATGGCAATATAGATGAATACTATAGTGAGGTAAAAGATGGTAAAATTGATGCAAGCATGCTAAATAGTATTGCGTCTTTTGGTAAACATGGAGATAAATATATAACAATGGTTGGTGGTGAGCTTGCTCATGTTAATAAAAAAGAAATGTATTTGAAACAAATGTATGGTGATAAAGCAGATGAAATGATTATGGCTTCTGGTGCTGGAACTATAAATGAAACAACTAATTTAATACAATACTATACTCCACCTCAATCAACCATGGGAGAACAAGGTGGTGGTGGTTATGGTGGTACTGGCTCGGAAGAAGGAGGTGGCTGGATGGAACTTCTACTTGCTGGAACGACAGTTGGAACTATTTTAGGTGTAGGTAAAATGGTATATGGTGCTATTGAAGGTCATCAAGCTGACTCTAGACGTGTAGGTCAAATAAATAATGAGTTAGCAGAATTAGCTACTACTCTTAAAAATACTCAAAGTGAAAAAGTTGATGCAACCCAAAATGTAATAACAAGTGCAGGAATACAAGCTGATGCTGTAACTAGTGGTGCTGGAGATGCTTTAAATCGTCTTGATAGCACTTACACAACTTCTGTTAAATCTAGCAAAGGGTTAAAAACAGGGGGTCAAGAATTATTATTAGAAGAAAGTAAAGGTCAAGTACAGGATCAAGTTGTTGCAGCATTAGATAATATTGAAACAAAAACAGGTATGCAAGTTGAAGATGTTGCAGGTAAATATGATCAACAGATTGCGGATATAGAAAGATATGAGCAACAACTTAAAAATGAAAAAGAACAATTAGAAGGTAAAACAACTTATAAAATAGGAAAAGAAGTATCAAGTTGGTTTTAGATATTTGGAGGAATTATGTCGGTAGCAAAAATAGTATTACAGCATTTAGATAGTAAAGAAAGAGCTAAAGAAAGAAGAGAAGATAGACTTTTTGATTTAGTTAAGCTAGCGGAAGCTAGAGAATATCAAGAAAAATTAAATGAAGATAATAGAGAGATAAAAAGAAAAGAGCAATATTTAAATAGCCTTGAAAGAGAATACTTAAACTTAGTTGGAGAAAGAAGAGTTCAAGAAAAAGAATTGCAAGAGGCTAATGTAAACTTATCTTTAGTAAGCGACTTATATGAAACTAAAGGCCCTGAAGAAATTATAAAAAATATAACTGAAATTGATTTTGATAATTACGAAGATTTATCTGAATATTATACAAATAATATTAAAAATATTAATACAGAATTAGATATTATGAAAGATGTTTTGTCTGATGAGGTTGCAAAAGTTAATAACATTGTAAAAGGAGGTGCTTTAGCAACATATACTGGAGGAATTGCATTAGGTGGTGATAGAGAAGGTTTAGATGTAGGTGATTTTGGTATAGATGCTTATAATGCTATTTATGGAGAACAAATAGATACATCAACTATGACTGAAAATGAGATAAAAGCTTTAGAGATTGAAGGTGAAATTATATCAGATTTATTTGATAAAGCACATTCAGATATGCAAAAAAGTTATGATGATGCTATAGATCTACAAATAAAACGTGAAGGTGATATTTCTAAACAAGAATATTACACCGCTATGTCAGAAGCTAAAGTTAAAGAAGATGATACTTTAAAAGCGGGTCAATATGAATTGGATTTAAAAGGATTTATTAGAAATTCAACTATAAATCTAGATTATGATCAGTATCAAGCTTTAGGAACTTTAAATCAAGATCAAATAGATGAACAGGATAGTGTTAACGAAACATCAGTTGCAGATAAAATGGGGCAACTTGAAACAGAAATAGGAATAGCATTTATAAAATCTCAAGGATTAGAAGATGATCTTTTACAACTTACAGGTAATCCTCCTGAGCAAATAAAAATGATAGAGAAATATTTTGATTTTTACCAAGATATGATTTATAAATCAAGCGCTCAAACTGAAGTTCGTTTAGGGACTACTGTTAAAAGTAATTTTGAAGACTATTATCTTTATGCTAGTGATGCTTATAGAAACTATTTAGATGAGCAAGACCCTAATAAAAGAGAGCAACTAGAAAAAGTTATAAGAAATATCTATGGTGTTCCTAAAATGATGACCCTAGAAGGCTTTTTTGAACAGCTAGATATACGTTATGGTCATATAGATGAAACCTATTCTAAATTTAATGCTAATCAAAATCTTGCTGTTGTAAAAGATAAAGTTTTGCAAGATAAAAAAAATGTGTATAATCAAAACGTAATTGATATACTTCAGAAAGGTAATAAATAATGTCAAAAGCAGCAGATGTATTACAAATTTATACAGATTATGTGACAGATTCAGGGACACCTTTTGATGAAACTGGTATTAATCTAGCTAAAAATTGGATAAATGAAACAACAAAAGGTATGAAAGCTGAAGATGTATACAAATTTTTATACGACAATAAAAGACCAATGTTTCCAGGGCAGGATTATACTATTTCAGAGTTTATGGATAATCTAGATGCAGAAGGAAGTTATAGAAAAGAATTTTTAGCTGATAAAATTGTTGATACTTATGGCAGCTCTAAAACTCCAGGAAGAAGTCTTAGTAAAACAAAGTCTGATAATTTACTTAAAAGAGATGTAGATGAGTTTATAGGAAATTTAGAAAGAGATGAAAAATTAATGAGTACTGCTCCTAAAGCTGTTAGCGCTGCTTTAGATGATATTATATACGAAACAGCAGTTATGGATGAAGGTGAACGTGCATCGTTAGGTGTAGGTGGTACTGGAGGTACTGATATTATAAGCGCAGGTGGTATTCCTACTGTAGAAACAGAGTACGGGAAAACTAGTTACACTGGTATTCCTGATACCCCAGAAAGTGATATTCCTTCTATTGTAAGAGGTTTTAGAACAGGTCCTAGAGTTACAGAAGAGAATCCTGAATTATACGATTTTAATGAAGACGGGTCTGTAGATATATTAGATATTATGCAAATTAAAGATGATAAAGGTAAATTAAGCCCTAATAGATTAAATGAAAACTATACTGTTCATAAACATTACGAAGATAAAAAGGCAGACATAGAAAATAGATTAGAAGGTAAGTCTGTTGAAATTGATGATCAAGCAAAGTTATGGGATGAACAAACTGGATGGGGTATGATGAATTTATTTAAGTCAGGTGAGCCTTTAAAACAATTTGGTTATCGCCTTTCTAGCCTTATGCATACTCCACTAAATATACTTGATGCTTTTACTGATGAGAGTTTTTATTATAATGCAAGTAATTATGAATATAATCCAGAACTTAATGAATGGGGTGATAAAAAACATCAAAGGCTTGTTAATGATTACTATAAAATTAAAGCTGAAGGTGAACGTTTAGATGATGAATATGAGCATGTAAATAGCGTGTATAACCAAGATGTTAAAAGAGATATTAGGACTGAAACTTTAAAGAAAACAATTTATGGCGATGAAGATAATCTTACAGCTATAGGGTTTATGAGTAGCGTAAAAGATGAAGATGGTAATAACCTGTATAATACTGATGATGTATATGAAATTTTGAACACAGAAACAAGGGTAAAATAAATGGCAATAAATAAAGATATACTAAATAGAAATCTAGATAGATTATATGGTGATAGTAGAAAAGTTCAAGAAGATCAAAGAGATCTTGCAGGTACTACAGGTAGTGCTGTTTGGGACTTTTTAGGACAAGCTGCTTGGGGTGCTACGTCAGCTGCAACCTTTGATACTATTGATGCGTATGATACATATTTAGAAGCTACAGATCCAGGAGCAGAAACTTGGGAAGAATCTATTGCTGGTGCAGCCGCTGGAGATTGGGATCAATTGTCAGGAGCTGGTAAAGCAGGGTATATTGTAGGTCAAGGTTTAGGTATGATACCAGGATTTGTTTTTGGTGGTGGTTTGGTTAAAGCAGGTGTTGCAGGAGCTAGTGGAGTTGCTAAAAAAGGTATGTCTTCAGCAGTTGGTAAATATGCTATTAAAAAGGGTGGTAAAGAATTTTCTGAGTTCGCAGGTAAAGAAGGGTTTGAAGCAGGACTTAAAAAAGCAGGAGTTAAATTAGATGATAAATTAAGTAGACAATTAGTTGAAGAATCTTATTCATCTTATGAAATGGTTGCTAAAACATTTGCTGCAAATAGAGGTGTGCAAAGAGAGATTATAGAAGAGTCTATATCTAATAAGATAAAAGGCTCTTTATCAAGAGAGCTGGGATTAGGTGATGATATTACAGCTCCTATGGCAAAAGAATTATTAGAAATAGTTACAAGAAACAATGTTCAGGATGCTGAAAAATTATTGTTAATATATGGTAGTAGGATTGCTGAAAGTGGACTTATGCAGAAAGCTACTCTTGGTTTAGCAGGAGAAAAAACAGGATTATTCTTAGGTGCAATGGCTTATGATGGTGCTATTGGTTCTGTTCTTGGTGCTGCTAGAGGTATTGCTAGTAATGTTATGGCTGATAGATATGATGTAGAAAGAAATGAGCTAACAGGTCAATTTGAGTATAATGAAATGGGAAGTAACTTAGATTTCTGGAGCGCAAAAGCAGGTGGTAATATATTAAAAAGTATGTTAGAAGAAGGATTTTATTTTGCTCCACTCGGTATTACTAAATATTTTGGTAGAGGCGGTACAACTGCGTCACATTTACCTAGAGCTGCTAATATGCTAAAACAATCTTTTGTTGCAGGATTTACTCGTATAGGTACTGCAGGTAACGGTATGACTAAAAAAGCTGTTAGAAGACAATTAGCAGCTATAGATGTGTTATCGGAAGGTAACATTGCTCATCAAACAGGGCTTACTAAAAATACTATAGAAAAGTGGGCAAGTAAAGGACCTAGATGGTATATGGAAAAAGGTGCTGATGAAGGTCAAATGAAAGAAATGTTAAAAGATATAAGGTCAACATATTTAGCTAAAGCACCAATTGAATGGTCTAAAGAGTTTGGTGCAGATATGATTGCATCTTTACCTAGAATGGCTGTTGGTGTAGTTGCTATGAACATGCCTGGTTTTATAATGAACAGTGCTAAGTATGGATTTAGCAAAGAACAAGCAATGTCTGCATTGGGTGAAACAGCTCCAGAAATAGCAGCAAATGTATTTATGGGTATGTATTTTAGTAGAAAACCACATAGTTTTCATAAAGCAACAAACAGTAAAGCGTTCAATAAATTCTTTAATACAGGTAGTACAAAGGAATATATGACTCCTTCGAATATGGTTTTAGGTTTAGGTAATTATAACTATTTAGGATTTAAAAGTCATCAATTAAGAAAAACAATAGGTGGATTAAATACTTTTGGTAAAGATGGCCTGGAAATGGCTAAGGTACTTCAAAAGTTTGGTGAAAAAAATGGGTATAATATAGGTAGTGCTTCTGGTAGAGCAATGAAAAGAACTTTAGATAATACACCAGAGTTTGATACTATTGGAAAAGAAATACAAAATATAAAGGATATAAATGATAAGTCAGGTGGGCAAGGAACTGATTTAGATACAGCATTTAATGCAAAAATTGCTGATATGGTTTCTAATAAAGAGATAACTACAGATGAAGCATTTTTATTACAAGAAAAACTACATGTAGCTAAACAAATTTTAAACTTGTATGCACTTAATCAAACAGATGGTTTGAATGTTAGTTTTACTAAAGACCAAGCACTTAAATTTGTAGGTGATTTAAATAATATTGAGTTCGGTGGTGAAGTTCTAAATAGGCAAAACTTAAATGTAGCTTTAGATCATTGGCTAGACAAAAGAATGATTGAAGCTGCTGAACAACCTATACAAATTCATAGAAGTTTCTTAGAAGGTGTAATGGAAATTTTAAATATGAAAGAAAGTAATTTTCAATGGAATAGAGAAACTGGTGAAATAATTATGCCTAATATTAAATTAGAAGGTAATGCAAAAGGTTTGTCTACACTAGCACACATTTTAAAAACAGGCGAATCTAGTAATTGGTTAAAATTAGGTGAAGAAACAACAAAGACTCTTGATTCTGAACAAAATAAAAAATTAGATGATTTAATAAAAGTGCATGAAGAAAAAATGATGGAGTTAACATATGGTGAAAATTGGAAAGCAGAAACTGCTAATTATGTGGATGAAAACATATTAACTAGTGATGCATGGGTTTTACCTTATTATCATTTGTTACAACAAAAACAATTTGTAAACGCATATGAAATAATAACAAGAGGTAAAGATCATACTTTAGACCCTACAAAAGCAAGAGTTTTTGATGAAATGTTAGATAAGTATATATTATTTAAAAATCTTCCTGAAATTGATGAAAAATTACTAGAAAATGCAGACTTAGCAGATGATATAGAGATTGTTAAAAATTTACATAGTGTAGCTAAAATGTTAAGACCTAGTTCAGTTTTGTCTAATAAAGGTCAAACAATAAAAGGTCCAGAATTAACTGCTCTTGCAAACCAAGCTAGAGAATTAACAGGTAGTCTATTTGGTGATGCATCAGCATTAGCAGAATTTAAAGATTATGCAATAAAAAAATCTATGCAAAAATTAGGTGTAGATGATATTGCTACAGGTATAGATACTAAAGTTGCTATAGTTGAAATGCAAAATAATCCATTAATTAATTTAGGTGATAAAAGTGGTGAAATTAAGCTTCCTGATTTAAAGACAATAACTTCAAAATTAGATAATTTAAAAAATGATGGTAAAATTTCTGATGAAGATTATACTAAAATAAGTGATTTTTATTCTAAACTTATTGATGATGTTGAAAAATCTAATACTCCAATAAAATTTGATAGATTAGTAGAAAAAAATGATGGTGACTTTATTGCAAGTATACAACAAGCTATTGGTCAAGGCGAGTTAGCTATGACTCAGTATTTAAAATCAGATCTTCAAGCTGCTTTAAATAAGCTAGATTCAAATGAAAGGTCATTAAAAAATAATATAGAAGCATTTAGAATTGGTCTTACTCAAATGGATCCTGAACAAAGCAAAAAAGCAGAAGAAGAATTAGTTACTTTTTTATCAGAAGTTTCTGGTGGTATAAGTAATTTAAATACAACAATAAGGCAAGCAATAGAAGAAGGTGATGTGTATACTTTGAGAGCATTACAAAATGTTAAAGGTAATTTAGATTCTTTTATAAACGCTCTAGACTCTAAAGGTTATGATAAAAATAGTTTAGACAGTTATAATCAAATGTTAGTTGATTTACATAGAGATATACAAATTAACAGACAAAAGATAGCATTAAAGGATGATGAAGTCTTTAGAGAGGTACTAAAAAGAATAAATGCACGTACTGATATTCCTAATAAAGATTTTGTAGATAAAATCGTAAAAATTAGTGTAACTGCATTTAAAGCTAAATACAGATTTACAGATAAAGACTTTGATTATATTTTTGATTTAGATAGAAAAGGTAAAATAGAAACTAATGAATTAAACGAATATGCCAATAGTGTATTTGATCCTCTAATTAACGACCCAAATATAAGTGCTGCTCAAAGGGCTGATTTAATAAAGTCTAAAAACGATTTAATTGCTCAAGGTGATTCTACCTTTGATGTTAGTACGCCATCAGGTAGAGATAACTATAATCAAATTATATTAAAACCTATTAAAGTTAAGATGAAAGCTGAGATAGATTTATTAAAAAATGATCCTGATAATACAATGTCTATACCAGATGCAAATGAAATTGAGTTTGATTTTCATACAATAACATCTAACTATTTTTCTAAAACAGATATAAAAACGCTGCAAATAGACCTAAAAAGTAATAAACTATACTTAGATAATAAAGTGCAAGGCTTTTCAAAAGATAGAGGATTTACAGGTATTTTAAATGAATTAGATTTAGGACAAAATAGTATATATATTGCTAATAGTTCTGGAATTGATGTAAATGGAAATGTTATTAGGAATGTTTCAGGAAATAGTCTAGATGGTATAAGTAGAAGCTTACAAAGTGGTGAATTTGAAATAGTTGATATTAAAGATAAAGCTAACTTTTTAAGAGGTAACAAACCAAGTAATCTAGCTAATTTACCTGCAAATGTTAGAGCTAATACACAAAAAGCTTCATACACATTAATGAATTTAAATGAAGGAACATCTTTAATAGTAAGAACTGATAGTCAGTCTGATTTATATTTAAGGCTAAAAACAACGTTTAGAGATAAAGCGCCTGGTGATACGGGCGGTGATATGAATCTTCTTTTTAAGGCTATTCTAGGCGATTCTAATGGCAATTTAACAAAAGATTCTCATAGACAGTTATTAAAAAGGATGCAAGAACCTAAAACACCTCAAGATATTATATCAGGAATAGAACTTATTAGAGTAATGAAAAATAATCCTGGTGCTTTAGATGATGTTTTAGCTCCTGATGGAACTGTAGATCTTAAAAAGCTAAAGAATTATGCTAAAAGAGATAAAATGAATGAGCCTAAAAATGGTTTTATACCTACACAAGACAATTTAGATAAGGTAAGAACTATATATGAAAATGCTGAATCAGGTTTATATCAAAAGGTATGGACAGAAGTAGAAGAGTTTTACAATCCTGGAAGAAAATTAAAGATATTATCCATTGATGATGAAGGTAAAATTGTTGATGCTGACGGTAATCCTGTAAGAAATGGCGCTGATACTGCAGATATGGTTAATATATTTGATTCTATTACAAAAGCTAAAGTACAGATAGAAAAAATGGTTACAGATAACCTTTTAGACAGAAAAGAGGCTGATAGAGAACTAGCTGCTTTAGCAAAAGTATCTAAGTCTATTGTTGACGGTGAAGCTTTTATGTCTAAAAAAGCATATTTAGCAATGCTTAGTATGCAAGGCATACATGAAGATATGGTTATTACAAATAGTAAAGGTGAAGTTGTTGGGTTTAAATCTGGTGGTATTAAACCTACACTTACACATGCTGGTGTAGATATTGCAACTGGTAGAATAGATGAGTTTTTCTTAAAGACAGCATTTAAATATGATCCAGAAATAGGAGCTATGTTAGATAAGTTAGGGTTAGATGTCTTAACCTTTGGTTCTGCAGCTAAAATAAATGGTAAAAGAGAAGGTTTTCAACAACCTATGAAAAATAGAAATGTAAGAACTAAAGGTATAGATTTAGAAAATGCTGGTGATATTGCATTAACTAAAGGCAAATGGATTGATTTTATAACTAATGATAAAAACCTATTTAGTAATGATAGTAGAAATGACAATATATTAACTGATAACATAGCAGAAGTGCCTATGAGTGCTTTAAGTTTAAGAACTGTGTCTAAAGAAAAAAGACCTATGGTTGGACAGAATGCAGGAGTTCACATGGATTATAGAAATGGTATCAGTGATTGGATAGGACTACCAGACAAGTTGTCTAATTTTAATGCAATAGATGATTTATTACATGGTAGTATTGACCAATCTTCATCTTTAGCAAGAAAAGTTATGGGACATGCAATAGAGTCTGGTGATCCAGCAGCTATAAATAGCCCAATGTCTTCTGTTTTAGAAAACAATGGTATTATAGCAGAACCTTTTTTAAGAAAAGAGCTTGAAAGAAACTTAATAGGATACGCATTAAATAATGGATCTATTGCGGGTGGTAAGGTAGATGATGGGTCGTTTGATGTTATGAGTGCAGATTTTGGTAATTTAAAAATAAGTGTAAGAGGTGAAGTTGGCGACTTTCAAACTGTAAGATATTTTGGTGAATTTATGCCTTCTTATTATGCTGCTACATCAACAAAATGGAAAGTAGCGTCTAAAAATGAAGGTGGAATACAGAATGTAATAATACAAAAAGTAGATTATGAAATTCCTGGTGCAGGAAAAGTAAAAGCTATTAACAATCAAGGAAAGATTGTTAATGTAACCGAAAAAAGAACAGCGGATGGATTTTTAGTGGAAATAGATCAAAGGAAAATTTTACAAATAGAAGGTATGGGTATTCTTTCTGATGGTACATTAATAGATATACATACAAGTAGAGTTATTAAAAAATCTACAGTTGGAAATAAAGAAGCTTATGAAAAAGCTGTAGCAAATGAAGCGTCTATATATAAATTTAAACTTAATCCAAAAGATAAATCTGCAGCAATTGTTGATGGAGTTTCAAACTTAAACGAAGTAGGCCATGTTATTAAAAAATGGTCTGAATCTGGAAATGAATCTGTTGATGCTGCTGTAGGTATGTTAAATGTTAGACAACCTCGTAATATGATAGGTGATGTAGTTATAAGTAGAATGGCTTATAATGCAGATGTAGATGGCTTTCATACAGATCAAATGTCTGGTAATGTGAGTAAAATGAATCATGCAGATGCTATAAAGCCACAAGATGCTGATTTTGACTTTGATAAATCTTTTAATTATGTTGCTGCTCCTGGCTTGTTTTGGCAGCAAGCGAACTTAAATGCTGGAGCAATATCTAGAACAGAAACAACTTATAGAGATGTTATAAAAACTATGTTTGATCATACTAATAATGAGTCTGAAGTTTCTCAAAAAATAATCAAATTATTCGAAAATTCTAATCGTGTGTATTCTCAAAGACAATTAGAACAAGAAGTAAAAATGGCTATGGGTCAATTTGTTAAAATGCACCAAACAGCAACCTACTTAGTAAATATGTTTAAACAAGATTCAGGAAGTTTAGTAAAATGGCAAGAAGGAAGTACTCAATATGCTGTTAGGCTAGTAGATAGAGTAAAACAAATAAATACTGTTGATAATATAAATGATATGGCTATTAAATTTATTGATATGTATGATAAGTTACCAAGTCAAGCAGAAGCAGATATAAATGGAATTATTGGAAATCAAAATAGAATATGGTATGGTAAAGAAGGTATTGGAAAAGAGCCTAACAAAGGTGAAGATGGATTATTTGAATTAGGTGTAATTGATAAGAATGATAATTTTATTGTATCAAGTAGAAGAAATTTATCTTCAGCTGATCTTGCTGGCGCTAAAGATGCTATAAATAATAGAATTATAAGGCCTTTAAATAAGTATTTAAAATTAAATCAAGGTATGGAAGCTGATGAATCTGGTATTACTAGAAAAGCATCATTACAAACATATCATGAGGCTTGGATAGGTTTAGTTTCTAGCGCATTTAATGTTAATAATAAATTTGGTATAGATCAAAAATATGATATATCAGGGGCATTAAACTTAGCGCAAGAATATATGGCTAATTCTAGAAATCCTTTTGATTTAGCTATGAGAAACTTGTCTAAACAATATGTTACTAAAAAGAAAAGACTAAATAGTATTGATTTAAATAGTGGGCAAGTTAGTACTTTAGAACAAATTACAAACTTTTTAGATTATGGAGGTGCTTCTGGAAATACTCTTGAAGGTTTGAAGTCTTTGGCAATTAAAAACTTTGTTGATGCAGAAGGTCACGTCATAGCATTAAAAGAATTAAATAGAAAAAGAGCTTATATTGATACTCAAATAGAAGAAACTCAAAGATTTGTAAAACCAGGAGAGCCAAGTACTAAATTAGAACGATTAAATAAATCAAAAATTGCTTTAGATGAATTAATAGCACACTCTGAAGCAGCTGTTTCCGTTGTTTATGAGCCAGATACACAGTTATATCCTCCTAGAGAAATATTTCCTAATAGAAAAAAAGGTTATGATACGGACAAAAATAAATATACTAACAATACTAAAAAACCTATTGTTGTTAGAGATAAAACAGGTTTAAAAATTAAAGAAGTTATTATGCCTGGTCAATCTAACTCTAAGTTTATATCTCCAGATGATAAAATGTTACAAGGAGCAAGAAAGTATTTGTCTGCTGATAGTAGAGAACAAGAAGGTCTAAGAATATTAGAAGATGCTTTTGCTGGATCACCAGTTATTAGAACTAAAGAATCAGGTGTGTGGGAAGAAAGAAGACTTCACCCATCTGAAAGAGAGCTGGTAACAAAATATTATAAACGATTATCCGCAGAAGCTATTAAACAAACTGAAAACATGCCTAAACAAACTAAACCTGAGCAAGAACAATTAAGGCTAACAAGAGAATCTATTATACTTGATGGTCTTTTTACTGGTGTTGCTGAAACAGATTTAGGTTTTAGAAAAGCTCTTATACTTAGAATGCTTGCTCCAAAAACTGCAGACGATACTTTTACACAAATTCATGTAGGTAATGGAAGATATAAATATGATACGGTATTAAGAGAAAACCATTTAGCAAGAGATGCTATGAGTATTCTTTCTAAAATAGCAAGCGGTCAAATAGCTGGAGATAAGGATTTTGCAGTTACAATGCTGAAAGATATTGAAAATATGAAATTAATATCTTATGCAAAACAAGGTGCTCCTGAAATAGAGGCGCAAATATATAAATCTAGATTATACACAGAAGATACAAGTGTGCCTAATAACCCATTAATAAAAAGAATGAATATTGGGGAAGGGGTTATTGCAAGATTGCAAAGTGAAGACAAGAGTTTGAGAAATGCTGCTTTAAATCTTGTAGAATATGCAGATGGTAGTAGAGGTATGATTGATCCTGTTACTTTATATAAAACAGAAAGAGCTCTAAGACTGTCAGGTCTAGATGTTTCTGAAGTGTGGGGTAGAGCTGAGTATTTAACTAATGAAGATGGTACTCTTAAAAAGACTGGTACTACTATGTTAAGAATATCAGAAGTAGATAGAATGCGTAGAAAAGATTTAGGTGAATTTAATGGTAAAGAAGACGCAGGTATGGATAAATTAAAAAGATTAATGAAATGTTATAAAAATTAAGGAGACTGAATGTCAGGTGATGCACATTGTTTGTTAAATCAAAAACAGTTTGATAGAACTACTAAAGAAACTCTAGGTCCAAAAGAAAAGCTAGACATACATAATAAAATGATAAAATTGTATGAGCATTTTGAAAAAGGCATTGGATTTGAGAATATAAAAAAATCAGGTAGAAATAATTACGAAACATTTGAAAAAATATTTCAAAAATCTACACAAAGACTAGAGCTAGACCCTTCTCAGTTTCCTATAGATTATAAAATGTTTAGAAAATTTGAAGCAGGCTTGCAACATTTTAATGATAGAGTTGCTAAAAAAAGAGGTTGGTTTGCAAAGAACTTTTTTATAAGTAAAGCTGCACTTAGGGGTATTCCAGAATTAGCTTCATTTGAGCAAGAATTAAGCGCAGAAACATCATTTTTTAGGTCTTATACAAATTCTACAGGAAATAAAGTTAATGATATTCTTTCGTTACTTAATGAGTTTAATGCAGATATGGGTAGAGACAATTTATTATCAGTCGCTACTGGAGCATTATCTAAGTCTAAACTAAAAAAAGTAGGTAAAATAGAACAAGAATATTCTGAAATATTTAAACAATTAGCATTATCTGAACCTGGATCTGCTAATAATAAAGCTCTCCAAATTAGAATGGACAATAATAGAAAACTTTTTAGGAAGTATTTAGAAACTGATGCTGGTGAATCTTTAAAAATATTTAACAAAGTGTTAGAAGGTGCAGATCCTGAAAGTTTTGATGGTTTATCAAATCCTCAAAAAAAGAGATTAAACAAAATACAAAAGACTTACAGTTCAATACGTAAAGAAACTGCTACATCACTTATAAGAGGCTTACAAAGAATAAGAAAAATGGCTAAAGATAAGGATTTAAAGTATGGAGATAGTTTAATAGATAGATTATCAGGACTTGTTAAGGCTATAGAATTTCAACAACATTCAGATACAAGTGGTAAGCTTTTTGAACATAAAATGCTTGCAGATTCTGGCACATTTATAGAGTTAGGATTTAAACTAGATGGTAAGTATTTAAATGATAAAGGAGAAGTTGCGTTTACGCCTCATTATAAATCTCAGTATTCTTTAGAACTATTAAAAACTATAAGAAAAGTAGAAGATGTAATTAATGAAGGTAAGATGGATATTGAAGATGTTGTAATGAAAGAGGTTAATGATTGGGATTCAATTGTAAATGTAGCAAAAACACGTAATCCAATTGTTAATGATTTATATAGTATAGACCCTTATTTCTTTTTAAGAAAATATACATCTGATGTAGGGTTATTTAATTATAAAACACATATAAAATCAACATTTACTAAAGCAGTTAGAACTTTAACTGAAGAACATTTAAAAGTTGCTGAAAGATTTGGTGATAAAAATATAGTAGATTCAAGTAAAGATATGCTTGTTTTATTAAACGATATTAGAAACGATATATCATATATGGACCCTACAAAAGATCAAACTATAGACAATCTTTCTAGAATCTTAACTGGTTTTACTTATTTTAGATTAATGGGTGGAAATGTAAGGTCTGCAGCAAGAAACGCAACTCAAAGATTTTACGAATTTGTTGAATTTGGCATAGCTGGAAGTAGACAATCTAAAAGATTCTATACGACACATGGAGACCAAAAGAAAAATAATGAAAGAGTTATAAGACAATCTAATAAGTTTGGTTTACAATGGGGTGCTGATGTAAGTTTTTTAGATAAACTTTTAGGTAGGCATAAAACTTTAAACTTATCTGAACAATCTAGAGGTGCTTTAGAAGATGCCCAATTAATGGAAAAAGACCTATTTATAGATAAAAATGGTGAACTTACTATAAAGTCTAGTGATGCATACAGTCTTGAAAGTATGACTGCAACTGGAGCTCAAGCAGTAAGTGGTATGGCTCAAAAATTTGGAGCTTTACATAGAATGGTAGAAGATTGGAATAGAGGAGGTACATTTAAAAAGGCTTTTGCTTTAGCACATGAAAACTTAAGTGGATTAAATAAAGATTTTTTAGCAAGAAAAATATTAACTAAAAGTCAACAAGAAACAATTATGAATGCTAAAGGTGAAAATCATGTTATAGGGTATAAAGACCTTCATTTCTTTTATAAAGATAAAACTGCTAAAAAAATTGAAGATTATGTTGAAAATACTGCTGGACAAGTGGCTTATAACGCTACACAAGATTTACATTTTGAATATGCTAAATGGAATAAAGCTCAAGCATTAAGAGCTAAAGCTGGGGGTAATACTGCATTAAACTTTATTAAAACAGGTTTAGGACAGTTTTCACACTATAGATTTGAAATGGCTAGAAAAATGTGGAACTGGGGTGGGGATGCTATTACTGATTTAAAAGCATCTAGAAGTTATGGAGACTTAAGATCAGAACCTGCTCTAAAAGCTATAAGATTCGGTATGTTACAAGCAATGATTGTAGGAACAACAATAGCTACAAGAACAAACTTTATAAAATTAATGCCTAATGATGTGCAAGAATCTGCAGATGCTTTTTGGACATGGATGACAGCAAAAAGAGAAACACTTGCTGATGGTGAAGTTTCTAAAGAAACACAAGACAAGTTAAATAGAAAAACTTATGGTCAAGGTGGTGTGTATTTCTTAGGACCAAACGTAGATATGATGTTATCTATTACTGAATTATTTTTGCATGGGGTTGGCTTGCAAGAAATTGCTAAACAAAGTAATCCTGTTATAAATCAGATGTTTAACAGATCTACAGAACAAGTATTTCAAAAAACTAAAAATAAAGAAGCTTTAGAAACATACCAAGATTGGCAATGGTTTAATTCGCAACTTGCTAGAACTATAGCTTATACTGGTCCTGTTTTTTCAAAAAGTGGTCTTTCAGATGCAGCTCTATTAGAACTTGGTCTTTTCCCTAGTAAAGAACAAAGAGAAGCATCTAGAAGATTGTATGGAATAAAGAAGAAAAGTAGAAAGAAACTATTTAAAAAATCTCAAACTACTACTGAGAAAATGCAAGTATTAAGAGCACTAGAGGGCTTAAGGTAGACTCAAGCCCATAGTGTGTCCATTATTTAAGGTTTAAGTACTTCATTAATTTGTCTAATTTCCACTCTATAGAAGAAATCCGTTTATACAACGAAGTATTATCTTGCCCCTTTCTTTTTTTTGGAGTCATTAACCGTACTCTCATTAAATCTCCTTCTGTTTTTCATCTATTAATTCTATAAAGTGTTCAAACTCTATAGCTACGTACGTTTTTGTTCTATTTCTTTTAAATACAAGTACAGGGTGTCTATTATCACAGTTAGATTCTGCTTGCTCTAAAGACTTCCACAAGTTTAATCTTTCTTGATTTTTGCATTCAAAACTATATCTAATAGCTCTTTTAGCTGCTGGGGATAATACAATATCCTCACCACTCATTCCCATAACTTGGGATTCAATATCATTCGTCTCAAGAGTCTCCGAAAACACAGAGCGAAGGCGATCCCTCACCATGTTCTGCAGTTTCCTTCCCTTGTTTTTTGCGGAACGCGCTTTCATAAGTCCCCTCCCTTATTTTTTTAAGTGCTTGTTGTTTTTGGTCATATTCACTCATACCATCTAAATGAGTATTATTACCTCTATCATGAGTTTCATACTCTTCTTTAGTAATATATTCACCATTATCCATCAAATCATAAAACTCATCTGGATGTAGATCTTTATATGTCTCTATCATAGCATTAATCTGAATCTTTAGTTTCAGAAGTTCTTTTATCATAATACTTCTCCATAATTAAAAGTGCGCATTCCCTGCATACGTAATTATATGCATTTGGAGAAAGCCTATACACAGGGACGCACTTAGTTTTACATTTTTTACAGTTAGTTAATTTCACGACCACCAAATGTATTTACTATCATATCATATAGTGGGTGTTGCTGTTCCTCAACAACAACTTCGGTACCATATTCTGACATAGCGTTTGATGATTCATCTATCCAAATACACTTACCACAATTCCATGGATCTTTTTTGCAATTCTTTTTATGCTCTTTAGCTATATCTGAATCACAAAACCATTGAGATTTTGGCTTAGGTATTTCTTCTTTACTTTTTATTATTTTTATTTTCCCTTTTTTCATCTTCACCTCTCTTAGAGTCTTTTTCTAACCAAGCTTTAAACTTATCTTTAGGGTCACTAAAATCTATAAATTTGCCTAATATAAAGTCTAATTTTCTAAAAGCTTCAGTTAATTGTTGTTGTTGCATAATGATACCTGTAACGGCTTCTTTTAATTCCATAGCTGTAGGTTTTTTTCTACTCATTTTAAACCCATCCTGTCTGCCATTCTATTGACCATTTTTACAAACTCATCATTAATTTCACTTTGCCCTTTATGTAAGTCTGAACCTAATTGTGCAGCTTCAGTTATTTTGCTTACCTGTTCTTGAAGATTATCCATTCTGTTATGAATGTTTTTAATACTTTCATTTACAGTATCTATTAAATCCAATACCATATCCATTGGATCTTGTTTAACTTCTTCTTTTTTCTTAGCCATTACAGCCTCCTTGTTTAATTAAGGTGCGATGACACTTGGTAGTCTACCTTTGCGAAGTCCTCGACTACACACCGCACCTTAAATGTTACGATAACTTCCAAGTATGTACTTGTTTTCCGTACTTACCTAGTTTAGTTACATTAGTTTTAGTTAATTTACCAGCATTAGTTAAGTCTGTAATAGCCCTTCTAATACTTGTTATAGGCCAATTAACCTCTTGATCATGTGCAAAATCTTCAATATCAAATGGTGTAAGACCTTCATTAGGATATGCTTCAAATATAGCTAGAATCATATTCTCTTGGTTTGTTGCAGTATTTCTACTACTTTGCAGAGTTTCCCCTGTTTCATCATTAGTATTATAGTACATAGTTCTCCTAGTTTGTTTTTTCTATTCTAACATTATTAACAGCTAATCTTGCTTGTAAGTGTTCTTTTTCCCTATTTTTATCACATTTAATGTCTAATATCTCCACTAAACCTGTTTCTTTATTCTTAAATGGGTTAATTGAAATCACTTTATTAGCATTATAAGCTATTCTAAATGAACCTCTAGATGAAGATATATCCATACCTTCTTTGAAAGCTGACTTACTTACCTCACTAACAGCGAAGACGATCACATTTTGTCTTACTGCAAGTTCCATAATAGCTTGAGATGCTTCTTCAACTTTCATATTGTTATCCTTTTGTTTGCTCTTAAATAGGCCCAAATGGTCAACAATTACTATTTCTGGCTTAATGGGTAGGCTAGTTATTCTTTGTTCTAATTCTTGCGCATATGGCGCTGAATAATCAACAGTTAACCATTCAAAACGTTTATCCATACCATTTTTCATTTGCTTATAGTGTTCAGATAATTGTTTTTCGTCCCATCCCATTTCAATTTGTACAAATCTAGACCATATTTGTCTTGGTGACATCTCCATTTCAACAAAATATGTTTGTTTCTTGAAGTAATTAGCCCAGTTTTGTAGTAACATAGTCTTCATACTAGCTGGTGGAGCCTGAATTATAACAGTTTCACCTGGATATACAGGAAAATCTTGATCATAAGGCTCACCTAAGTTAATAGGTTTTAAGTCTTGAGCATAGAAATTAATTAATTCGTTTTCCATACTACTAGAATCCATCATATTCTCTGCCTTAGCACCTCTATGTAGTGTGCATCTAGAGTTACAATAGAACTTAATAACTGGATCATCAGCGCCATATCTATAACCTTGACCATCATGACCAGTATAACAACCTTCTATTATACCTTCCATTTCTTCTGCTTTAAACTCACTCTGAGCAGCGTTACTAACTTTTACACGCCAATCTTCCATAATAAGTCTTACAATGTTCTCTGGAAAGTTCCATCTTAGGTATGATGCTAGTCTAAGAGCAACCATATGACGTTTACCATGTGGAGCACCTTCCATCATCTTCTGTATACAGTTAGTATTAACAGGATCTCTGGTTGTTGCTACCTTTATAGGTAATTGTTCTTTAGGTTTTTCTTTATCTAATACATCAAACACAGGAGCAGCCATTTCTATATCTTCATACTCTATATCTCTAGGTTTAGCCGCTAGTTTTAATAACTCTTCTTTAAATACATCATCTTCTTGATTAAGTATATCTATACTATCCTCTATACATACTTTGTATAGTCCAGATTTAGTATTTTTAGTGTTATTAACACGTATAATTCTACTTTTATCAGTAACAGAAGGGTCAGCATATTCAAATATACCTGCTTTTGTTAACTGATCTTTTACTTCTATGTGCAAATTAGCACTTGGTTTCCAATCAAATGCTGATGAATGTATACCAACATGAAATCCAGTACCACTAAAATACGTTCTATAATATAGGTTTAAGTCATCTAGTACAATCATTAAACCAGTTAACTTATCTCTCGCATCTCTTATGCTACTACCATCCACATCTAATATAAATTCATCAGGCATATATATTAAACCGTCAAATCCTGATAAAGATTTGTTCTTAGCGTAAAACTCTACAACATACTCGTCATAGTTATATAAAGACATAAACGTATCACTATCTGTACCCATCCATTCAGAAATTTTGTCTATTCCCTGAAAATTATGTCTATTACTAACTCCTAATGCAAATTCTTTAAACATTTCAATCTTCATGTATATCCTCCAATCCACTCTTAACTAGTAATATTAATGTTCCTATAGCTAAGATAAATATTGATAGGAATATAAGTATTATCTCTATCACTTTTGTTCCTCCGATTTCTTTAATTTATTTTGTTCTCTAAGCATCTTTTGATACTCATATCTTGCTCTTTTTCCAAGCATTCTAGGGGTATAGTGCGTATAGTCTCTTTCTTTAGGATTTTGCCCTAAACCTATATCTGTTCTATTCATAAAATGCATAAATTCTGTTGCTCTCATACTTTCTCCTATATTATATAGAGAGCCTCACATATTCCTATTGCACGCTTACCATGACTTATCAGGACCAGTTGTTGGCTCTCTATAATTTAACGAGTACCTATCGCCTAAAAGGGTATCTCGTCATCACTCTCGGAGGAATCAGAAGTATCAACGACACTTTCTAATTTCTTTTCTATTTTAGGTTGAACATACTCTTTAAAGTATTTTTCTGCTCTATCTTTCCAGAATTGAACATCATCAGCATTAAAGCTTTCAACAACGTTCTCAAATTCAGTTGGAGCACACTGATTTAATACTCTTGAGTATTTACCATCTTTGTGTATATATATATTAATAGATTTACCTATAAGAGCTTCAGGGCTATCATCTAATTTGATAACTTTAGTATTGTTTGCACCTTCTAAAGCGCTAGTAATACCAGCATTAGCATATCTAAATAGATTACCAATAGCAAATTCTTCACCACTAGCATTCTTCTTTTCATATACTCTCATATTTAATGAGTCAGGAAGTTCATCGAAATAAACATCTATATATTTAGTACCATTATAATCACCATATTCAGCTTTACTTATAAGCTTGGTATGCCATCCAGTTGAGAAACTAGATCCACCACCTGTTTTTACTGTCAACGTTCTTGTTGCCATGTATTCTCCTTTTATTTACGAATTGAATTAGCATCGTCATCATACTGAGCGATACCTACTATTGCAGATAAACCGTATCTACGACCGTATGTTATTGCAGCACCTACACCTTGTGCATCTACTTTAGATAAAGGTAGTTTAACCTTTGATCTAAGCCATTGACCTGACGAATGCATAAGTGTAGTAGTTACACATACTGCTCCAGGCACTATTTCATTACCTTGACTAACAGATAAACCATGTTTACTTAAATATGGAAACGATGATTTAATTACTGCATGTAAGTCTGCATAACTAGATTTAAAGAATGGATTTGTGCTTTCTTTCTTAGCACCTTCTAATTCAGACTGTACTTTAGCTAATGCTTCTGCTAATTTGTCTATTTCAGGTGATTTCCATTCATCTCTATTTCTATCTTCATAATTGTCGATAGCTTTTTGTTTTTCTTCTTCTTTTTGTTTTGCTTCTAGTACAGTTTTAGCTATACCAGTTTGTTTTGAAACATCGATATTACTCATATGTCCTCCTATTGGTGAGAAAGGGTGGAGATGGGAATATAAAGGAAGATACATGCGAATGTACTATCAAAACCACCCTGACTCTGTGCTATAGTTATAAACCGAAACCTTCGATATGAAGGGTCTATAACTTACGAAGTTAAATACTTTTTATCAAGTATTAATGTGCTAAAATTGAATGTAACTTCCTTAAAATAAGGCTGTTTCATTACAATGTTCTTTGCAGCATTTGCAATAAAGCTGCCACTCATATTACTACAATAAGATGTAGCTTTACGAGTACATGGTTCTGGATCTGAATCATCATCTGAATACCAATTCTTGTCATATTTTGACATTGTTATATTACTATATATGTATTGTTGATAATGTTCAGCTCCCATTCTACCATCTATTACTATATTAGGTTTATAAGGGCATTGTACTAATGATTTAACTATATCTCTTCTAGCTTTCATACTATCTAAGCCTAGAATTAATATACCGTCTTTAGTACCAGCATAACTTTGAAATTTGTCAATATGTCCTTCAACCTTAATCATTACATTAACTCTTTTCATATGATTTATTAAAGCGCCTACCTTTGGCAGCCCTACATCTTGTTCGTTGTATTGGCTTACACCTATATTAGGTATTTCAACTTTATCAAAATCATATAAATGAAAGTTATCTGCACCAAGTCTCACTAATTGCATGGCCACGGAGCTACCTATAGCCCCGCAACCTACAATATGAAACTCTACATCTTTTAAGTCTGCTATATCTTGACTTCTAGTGTTGATCATATTCCATATCCTCCATAAGATTGATTATAAGATGCACAATCTATTAAACTTTCTGCTAAATCATGGTATTTATCATCAGCTGTTAACAGTTCATATGGTTCAGAATCCATCTCAATAAACTCTGTTAACTCACGTTTGTTTAATGTTTCTATTTGGATACCATATGGCTCTAATAGCTTATTTGTATGAGTTACAGCAGATTTAAACTTATGCATATTCCAAGAACCTGTATTGAATTGTCTGATAAATTCTGTTATTTTACCAGTTGCATACTCCCACTTAGCTTCAAAGTTAGCTTGATCTTGTTGCGTAATAGTTTGTTCTAAATTATCATCAATCCAACTATAATTAGCCCAATTATAATTACTTCTAAAACCATTTTGGCCAATTGTTAATTGTTTTGGTGATTGTAGTACAGAGCCACCAGACTTATAAGAACTTACATAACTACGTTTCCTACATTTAGCCTTAACCTCTGTAACTATATCAAGAGGTATTTCTACATCAGGTGTATCATCAATAATATTTATCTCAACATCTTGATGTATTACTACAGGTTTCCATACTGATATTCTGCATTTATATTCCTCTTTAAGATTTACTACAAGAGCAAAACTTAAATCAGATTCTCCTTCACCATACTCATCTATACTAGATAAATCAGTACCACTCCAGAATGCATCCATTGTATGATGACTATGCCACCAACAAAATCTAAAGTTATCATCTTTATATTTAATAGCAGCTTTAGTATAATATTCAGCTAATTGTTCTTTATCAAGATCACATGTTGTTCCACCTATTTCTTGTGTTACTATTTGTGGGTCTTGTATTAACCAATCACCATCTTTATCTTGCGTTACTACAGACATACCACCTATTTCAGCTTTTTCTAGATGATATGCGGCTTTGGAATAATTTATTATCTTATCCCAACATTCTTTATGTATAAATACTTTCATTATTTACCCTCCTCGAGCTTTTTTACTTTTTTTTGTAATGTTTTATGTTCTTTTTTAAGTGTTTCATGATCATTACGCAATGATTTAAACTTAAATTGTAAGTCCTTAATTTCACTACTAAAATATGAAGTTCTAGCGTCCATTATTTCTCCATTTCTTCTGGTAAAGGCTCTTCTGGAGCATCAACTATTTTATCCCAAGGGATATGTGTTTCATGTCTTGATACATAATTATCATCAAATACAGTATCAGGAACATGTTCTACTACTTCAAATGTCATACCGTCAGGAGTTTTATAGACCTCCAGATCAAGTCTAACATTATTTATTTTAATAGTTCTACAAGACAATCTCTTGTAATGTGCTTTCATACTATTTTCTGTTACAAAACTCATTATTCCTCCTCATTTAATTGTTCATTAACATGTTGTCTAAGTTCTTCAAGATCTGCTTCATCCATTTCATCATTTATTCTAGCTTCATCTTCAGGATTCCATTGTTCACGATCACCTTGTATTGGTTGAAAATCTACTACAGGTGTAGTTGAAGTTGGTTGCCCATCATCATTTACACTATGTATTACAGTTGGAGCAGCATTATTTACACCACCCATTCTAGTAGCCCATTGAAGTGTCATTTGTTCAGCTTCTTCTGGCGATACTGGTTTAGGATATGCTTGTTTATACTTAATACAAGTAGCTCTAAAAGTACAAGAATGAATATCACAATAATCTTCATAACCAGAAGGATCATACATACAATCTTCCGACCTATTTGTACCAAATACACTTCTATATCTTTCAGATAACTTTGCTGGTTCACCATGATACATAGTCTTTATATTATGATGTGGACCTGTCGAATTAGTATATGTTGTAGCCCAATTAGTAAGTTGTAATACAAATGAAGACATATTAAATGAACGTAAGGCTGAGTTTATATTGTTAACATCATCACCAAAACATACACTATTTCCAAATACTCCATCTCTATCATTCCAACTTCTACCTCCAGAAATGTAAGGGAAATATAAATGTCCTCTTTCATCCCATTGATGCACTTTACCAAACACATTAGTATCAAACATAGGATTATTAAATTCTCTATTTCTAGTCATAGTTTGAACAGGATAAGATATTACATTTAATTCTATATCTAAACTACAGTCTATATTTTCTATATGTTCAGCAGATTGTGTACTATTTCTTCCTTCAGTTAGATATATTTTCATAACTTCTGGTGATAACATGAATGTATTTACTAACATATATCTTTTACTACTTCTAGAAGTTGGATGTACATATAACTGATGACCTATATCACTTATGAATATATCTAATCCATCTACTAGTTTTTGAGCTGTTTCTACATGTTCAGAAATATAATTAGTATATAATGCTTTTCTTTCAACAAGAATGCTTGGATCATCTAACCATACTTCACCACCATCTCTTAATTGATATAACATCATATCCATATTTCTTAAATCATTTTGAACTCTACCCCAGTCATGTCGTCTAAAGTAGTCTTCTCTAGATAGAAAGTTATACATACCACTTGGTTTTCTTTCAAACCCTAACTGTCTATTCATAAGTTCAGCTACTCTTTGATATGTACCACGTTTCCATTTAAATGTCTTAGTTATTTCTAAGTTAGCTCTCCATCTTGTATTAAATCTATTTAAATGTTCTAATACTTCACCTTGAGGACCGAAATATATATGGTCGCCAAGATCTTCTACTTCTATCTCTTCTATACATTGTTCTATAGTACCATCTACTATACAATCGTATTCTCTATAATTCATAAATCCTCCAAGATTTAATAAAGAGAGACATTAGGTATATGAAGTGTATAATATGCCCAAAATGCACTTTGAGGACCCAACATCTCTCTTTAAGGTTAACAAAAGTCAATAATTACTGATCACCGCCAGATTTATTATTATTAACTGCTG